TCGTCTTCCTCTTCAGATTCCTCTTCAGATTCATCTTCTTCAGGCTCCTCTTCCAATGATTCGTCTTGAATTTCTTCTGTAGACTCTTCCTCTTCTGTAGGTGTGGCTTCCTCAGTTTCTGGTGTCTCCTTTTCAGGTTCCAGAAGTCCAAGTAATACCTCTTCTGCTTCCGCTATACTGCCGGGAGCGGGTTGTAGTGGCTGTACAGCCGGTTGCGGGGCTGGTTGCGTGTCCGCCATAATCTATTCCTCTTAAATGAATGGGTGTTGCTGTGATAAGACCTTATTCATGTGTCCAGTTTCAACTATGGACGATATATGGTTATAAAGCTTATCAAGCAGTCTCATAGCAAGCCAGATTGATTCTCTGGCTTCTAACTCTGTAGAACCGCTGGCGTTCCAGCGGGACATCAAATCTTCTTTTAACATATCAAATGCTTCATTAAACAACTCGTCAGAAAGGAGGCGTTTAGCGTGTTCCTCTCTTTGTTCGTCTGTCATTAACCTATTTCTCCTTTTTAACCTATTCCTACAGGTCTCTCCTGTTCAGACTCTAACTGTATTTCTGCCGCTTTCATGGCTGTGTCTGCCTGTAACTTAGCAGCGTCTAGTTGAACCCTTTGTTGTTTAATCTGTGTTTCAGCAACCTTAACATCCAACTCACCCTTCTTGATTTGAATCTCGGTTTGTGCCATTTGCTCCTGTGGTGATGGGCCTTTAGGTGGATTCTGAGATGGGTCGGTCAGGAAGTCATTAACATTCTGAAATCCCATTGCCTTAACAAGCGCCGCTCCAAGATTATACATATTCTGTTCGGTAACAATTCTTAATCCACCCTGCATAGCCTGTCCTGCAAAACTAAGCATTTGTGACAGATGAGCCATCTGTTGATCTTTACTTCCATTACCTAAAGCAACAGATACCGTACAATCATATTTATCTTTCCAAGAATCCGGGCGTACAGGAATCCACTGATTTCTTAGCATGACCATTCTTTGTTTGTCTTGGTTTTTAAGGAGAAGTTCATAAATGGTTCTCATTAAATCCTTAACCCCGGTTTCTGCAAAATTTCTTGCAATGAGTTCTACGCGACTCTGAGCGGCTGTCATAACGGCGTTGACAGCAGTAGCCGTAGTATGTGATGTCAGGGCGTTTTCATTCATACCTTGGGAGTATTTAGTTACACCTGCTCTTGACTCCCTGATACCGTCTATATACTTCAGCATCTCAAAAGAATATGGTTCTAGAGTTGGTGTGTCTAATCTTGTAACAGCGCCGGGGGCTTTTACCCTGACTACGCCGCCCGGTCTTTGTGTAAGGAGGTCATCCAGATTAGCCTGACCCTCTATCACGGCATATCTACCAAAGTTCTGGTTATACATATTATCCATGAGGTTTCTTGTTAGTGTGGATTTCATTAACTGTAAATCCATCACCAAATCTGCAACAGACAAACCAAAAAACTTATGCGGGATTTTTACCGGAGTAATAGAAACAAACGGGATAGAATCTATCTCATCATTCTGTAATACTTTATCCCCAACTGTACAGACTTTTCTTAACTCTGCAATACCATCGCTATTAAAGTCAGTCTTCAGAAAAGACTCATGTAACCAGTATGATCTTAATGCTTCCTCATGTTCAGATTCCCCAAACATAAACCCTGAAGTATTATCAAAACCAAACCTTGATTCTCTTTCCCCGGGAAATACATCATCATATTCACCACTACTTAGATCTTCCGGGCCAAGGTTTTCATCTGGATACATTTCCCTTAGTTCAGATAAAGTTTTCTTTACCCGATGGCAGACAAATCTTGAGTCTTGAATATTTTTAGCTTCTCTTGAAATCAAAAACTCTGATGGAGGTACATTCTCAATTTTAATCCGTCCATCATAGGAAGTTCTTTTTATAACAATATCATGGTAAACAACATTATCTTCACCAAGGGTTTCAGTATGCTCTAAAACCTCAACACCCTCATCCATTAAAAGATATTGAAGACCGTTTTCATCTAGGCCATTATATTCCTCTCTTGCCTCTTCCTCATACTCATCCCACCAGACCTTTACAATTCCATTTTTAGAAAGCAAAGCATCAGTGAACCAAGAGTATAATATTTCCCAGCCCGGATTATCTTTTGTAAACACATAGTTTACATAATCTGTGGCCTGTTCTGCCATTTGTACATCTTCGGGGCCGTGGGGAGAGAATTTAACCATTTCATCGCCAGATGCAAATACTCTCATCAGGGATGGTTTAATCCACTCTATAGTATCGGCAACAGTAGAATCTACAAACTGAGACCTTCCTTCTACTTCATTACCAAAGGGAAGCCCATAATAATATTCCATAGCAGTCTCTCTCTGCTTGGATATGTCATCACCATAACCAAGAGAATCTGTAATCTCTGTTTTAATTCTTGATACTAATTCTTCTTCAGTTACTTTTTTATTCTTTGCCACGGATTCCCCACTTGGTGTCTGGATCACGTTCTATCCAATCTGGAAGTTCTGGAACATCAAAATCATCCCTGCCCCACTTATCTGCCTGTATAAATTCAAATTGTACGGTCATATCAAATTTTGCGCGAGCAAGGTCTTCAAAACGCTTCATCTTTGTTCTTATTTGAGTTATATCTAGAGGTGGATGTTCTTGATCTTCTAGGAAATTTCTATATACTAGATGAGTTTCTTTAAAGCTACTATGATCAAGAAGAAGGTCAGTTGCTTCTTTTACCACTGCCTTTCTCCATTGCTTCATCCTCTGTCCCTGACCACCCATAAATTCTGCTGGTGCGCCAGCCTTTTCCCTTGCATACTCAAATAATTTATTTACATCATGGTCTGGTAGACCAATTGTGTCAGCGTGCATATGTTCATATGTGGGATATGCAGGATTACGCGGCTGCTGATATACATCTTCCAGCGGCGTTACTTTTAGATGGCCATCTTTACCCCTGTAGGTTCCAATCTCTTTTACTAATCCCGTTTCTGGATCTTCCCATAATCCAGCGTGTTGTTGATCGGCGGAAAGCCTCACCGCATCATAACTTATATGGTCTGCTGCTTCTTTGGCGAGCGCATCAGACTCATCTTTATACCTTCTAACTGATATATCAAGACCTTGTTGTCTCTGATTTAAATCAGTCGTTATTGACTTATAATTTTCCTGAAGTTCTTGATATGCTCCCAATCTTTTGGAAACTAAACGCTTCTTTTCATTAGTAAGTGGGTCTTGATATTCTGGCGATTCAAAACCCCACTTTTTCATGCCATTAATATAGTTTCTCTCTGGATCACTAAATTGTCTGTATTCTCTATCACTCCTGAATTTTGCTTGCTCAATTAAATATGACTTTCTTTGCATCGGGGTCATAGACATCAGCATTTCATAATTTTCTTTAGTTCCCCTGTTCCAATAATCCTCTCTAGTAAGGTGTCCAGTTTCTATTGCTGTTCTTATACGCGGTTTAACAAGTTCCTTTCCTTCAGGGTCTGAAGCAGATTCTCTCTTAAAACTCCTTATAAGTTTTTGACCGGTTTCTGTAATGGTTCCATCGGTCTCAAAATGCTCTGGCCTCAATCCTATAGAGCTTAACCCCTTTTGAGATTGATCATCTAGTTTAAAATAACTTCCCTCTTTAGCATATTTAAATTCCGGCGGTACTCTCATGGCATACTCACCACCCAGAACCTCTCTCAATGCCTGCTCACCACCGCCCTCTAATGCACTAAGTAATTTTTGTGATTCTTCTACTTCTACTTCTGCTTTATGTCTCTTTGTTTGTTTTATACCCCTTTCAGAAGCCGTTGCTAAATATTCCTTGTCTAGGGGTTTAGTTTTAGCTAAAACCTCTAAAGCTTTTCTATGCCGGTCTACCAATGATCCTAAAGCATACTCCGGCCCTAATTCTAGCGGGGCTACTGCTGCTAGGGCTTCTGACTGTAATTGTTCTCTTATTGCTATATCTTTAGCAGATACAGCGTCCATATTATGTTTTGTCTCAAGCCAGACACCCTGCATAATTTCTTCCAAAGCTGTTTCACTTATGGGTTCCCCATTCCATATTAATACACCAGTTTCTTTC